TTTCCGTTGACGTCCATGGCGATTTGCAGGAGACAGCAGGCATAGCCGGGGTTGGTTTCGATCGGCGCCGCGGTGCCCCAGCCGCCGCCGGCGACGACCGGGCGCTCCCGGGTGGTGCTGGACGACCTGGTGGTGCTCTTGCGCGAGCGGGCGGAGTTCGGGCAGCGGAAGTACGGGGTCCGGCTCGAGACGTTCAATGGGCGGGACGCCCACCTGGACGCGCTGCAGGAGCTGCTTGATCTCTTCGTCTACCTGCACCAGGCGCAGATGGAGAGGGCGGCACTCGAGCGGGAGGTGCAGGCCCTGCGGGAGTGGGCCACGAGGGCCAGCGATAGGGAAACCGAGCGCGGCAGGACGGCGCGGCTCCTCGCTGAGCTCGTCGACCGCATCAATGCGGCGGCGGGCACCGTCCCCGGGCAGAAGGAGTCGCTCTTCGACCACCTCGCCGCGCTGCGCGAGAAGGCCGCGCTGGCTGATCAACTGCATGAGGAGCGAGCCGCCCTGAAGAACATCCTGGCGGGGGAGCAGGAGCGGCGGCTGTGGCTGGAAAGCCGGGTGCGGGAGTTCGAGGCGCGTGCGGGGGGGTGAAGGGTGAGCGTGATGGTGGGGCAGCGGACGGTGAGGCCGAAGCAGCTAAAGCGCCAGGCAGAGGCGGAGTACGAGGCGGACCCGGCTCTCCGGCTGGAGGCGCAAGAGGTCGAGTCGGCGCGGCCGCGAAGCCGCGCCGACTGCGAGCAGGGGTTCAGGCCGTGCCCCTTCGTGTCCTGCTCCCATCATCTGGCCGTCGAGGTCACCAAGCGAGGAGCGCTCGTGTGGAACTTCCCCGGGCGCGAGCTCGAGGACCTGCCGGCGAGCTGCGCCCTGGACGTCGCGGAGCAGGGGGGCGCCACGCTCGAGGAGGTGGGCCGGGTCCTCAACTTGTCGCGGGAGCGGGTGAGGCAGGTGGAGTTCCGCGCCCTCAAGGAGTTACGGCGCGGCATCGGGGTGGAGGAGGGTGGGGCTCCGACGCTGAGCGCGGCCGGCCGGATGCCGGGGATGTGGCGCTGCCGCCGGTGCGGGACGCGGTTCGCGCCGACGCGGGAAGCATCAAGAAGGGGGAAGCTCTCATGGAGCCGGCTATGCTCTCGATGCAGGTGACGACCTGGCGGCCATGGGCGGGGCGGCGGCTATTCATCGCGCCCCGTCCGCCACCGGTCATGGTGGGTTGCTACATCCTGAAGCGCGACGCGAGAGACGTGGTCGGCCCGGACGCGGTGCGCGAGCTTCGGCAGTACGCCATCTTGCCGATCGAGGTCGTGCGAAACCCGATGCGTAGGGCTCGAGCGATCTTCGATCTGGTGTGCCCGGGCGTAACCCCCGATGCATCGCAGCGAACCCCTCAGCAGGCCTACTACCAGGCTCTGATCGACAGCGCGGTCCTCGAAGCGAAGGCGATCGAGTGGTTGGAGCACCCGGACCGCTTCCAGGCGGGGCAGCAGCAGCTCGGGTCTGGAGCAAGGAGGCTGAGCCCGTGAAGAAGCGCACGCCGAAGGAGAAGCCGAAGGAGAAGAGGGAGCATCCGCGGACGCTCACAGCACGGCAGCAGTTGTTCTGCGCCAAATACCTCGAGTGCATGGTGGCGGGCGAGGCCTACCGCCACGCCTACCCGACGGCCAGCGCGGCGACCGCAGAGACCAACGGGCCCGCGCTGCTCAGAAGGGCTCAGGTCCAGGCCTATCTTCAGCCGAAGCTCGCCAAGCGGGTGCAGAAGCTCGAGCTCAAGGCCGAGATCCTGGACGAGCACCTCGCCGCGGCGGCGAGCTTCGACCCCGGGACCATGTACGACTCGAAGGGCAACATCCTCGCGGTGAAGGACATGCCGGAGGCCACCCGCCGCGCGCTGGTGGGCCTCGACCAGGAAGAGCTCTTCGAGGGGCGGGGCGACGACCGGGAGCTGGTCGGGATCGTGAAGAAGGTGAAGTGGCACGACAAGGTGGCGGCGATGCGCCTGGCTTACCAGCGCCTGGGACTGCTCAAGGATCGGCTCGACGTGAACCTGCAGGGGCAGGTGGAGCTGAAGGAGGTCTCGGCCGAGGAGTGGGAGGCGCTCTCGCAGCTTCGGCACCAGGTGCGGGGCAAGGCTGGGGCGAAGGAGCGGTGATGGCGATCGACCCGAAGAAGCTGAAGGAGTGGCGGGAGAGGTTCAAGTTTCATGTTGGCCGGTGCGCCTACGCAGCGGAGCAGGGCGTGGGCCTGATGGCGCGCAACGCGGTAGCGGACATGGCAGAGCTGGCGGCGGAGGCGTTACCCGTCCTTCTCGCCGCGGCGGAGCCGAAGCCGCTGCGCGGTTCGATCCACGTTGCCACGCTGCCGTCTCACCTGTCGGTGACCTTCGGGCAGGTCGACATGTACGGGCAGGATGTCCCTGCGGTGACGCTACGCTGCTCGAAGTGCGACGACCTGCACGATCTGGTCATCGACAAGGAGATGGACTTCGCAGCCTGCCTCCCTCGCTTCCTGGCCGAGAAGGTGCCCCTGCATGAACATCCGTAAGCCCCCTCCGATGAGCCAGCAGACGCTCTTCCTGCGCCGGCTGGCGCACCGGGCGCTGGTGCTGGTGATGAAGCACTACGAGCTCGAGGAGATCGGCATGCGGTTCAACCCAGACGACCCGAGCCAGATCATGCCAGGCCCGGATGGCAGCCTGCGATTCGCGGAGGACTGGCGCTCGCGGGCTGGAGATGGGCTCGCATGGTGCTGGCTCATGATCGAGGGAGACGAGCCCAAGGCGCGCGTCGTCATCCCGCGCGTCCGGGCCCTGGTGCGGCCGACGCACCGACGGGACTTCGACCCCTGGGCGGTCGGCATCCAGAGTGGGCGCGCGCTGGACGTCGACACCGAGATCGACCTCACGGATTGGCTGACGGAGGACGGGGGGCTGCTGCGCGACGCGCCCCAGCGGTACCAGGCGCGGCCGGACCCTCGCAACCGCCGGTCGTTCAAGGTCAAGCGGGCGCTGAAGGGCTGCCCGTAACGGGAGAGTGGCGGGTGGCGGGGCGACCATGCCCGCATGACGGCAGCGCTCGACCGCGCCCGGCTCGCCGCGCTCGATCGCGCGGCGCTCTGGGCGCCCCAGCCTGGGCCACAGCTCCAAGCGTTCCTGTCGCCGGCCGACCAGCTGCTCTACGGCGGCGCCGCCGGCGGCGGGAAGACGCAGCTCGCGATCGGGCTGGCGGTTACCTCGCACCAGCGGACGCTCTTCCTCCGGCAGGAGGGGAAGCAGCTGCTCGCGGTGCTGGACGAGCTCGCCGGGCTGCTCAGGAGCAGGGACGGATACAACGGCCAAACCGCGCAGTGGCGCATCCCGGGCGTGCTGGAGCGGCTGCTCGAGTTCGGCGGCCTCAAGAACCTCGGCGACGAGCAGTCCTACCAGGGGCGGCCGCACGACCTGATCGTCTTCGACGAGGCCGCGAACATGCGGGAGCTCCAGGTCCGGTTCCTCCTCGGCTGGCTCCGCACGACGGACCAGAGGCAGCGGTGCCGCGTGCTCTTCTGCTCGAACCCTCCGACCGTCTCCGAGGGCGAGTGGATCGTGCGCTGGTTCGCGCCCTGGCTCGACAAGAGCTACCCGAAGCCGGCTCTTCCCGGGGAGCTGCGCTGGGTGGTGATGATCCCCGGCCAGGGAGAGCGCTGGGTGGACGGGCCCGAGCCCATCGAACACGGCGGCAAGCTCCTGCAGCCGTTGTCCCGGACGTTCATCCCGAGCCGCGTCGGAGACAACCGATACCTGGTGGGCACGAACTACGAGCGCCAGCTTCAGGCGCTTCCCGAGCCGTTTCGCAGCCAGATGCTCTACGGCGACTTCTCCGCCGGGCGGAGCGACGACGAGTGGCAGGTCATCCCGAGCGCATGGGTAAAGGCGGCCATGGACCGCTGGAAGCCGGAAGCGAAGCTCGGCGCAATAACCTCGGTCGGCTGTGATCCCACCCGCGGCGGGGACGACGACGCGATCGTGGCCCTACGCCGTGGCTGGAGGTTCGACCCCCTCATCTGCGTGTCAAAGGAGAGCGCCTCCCACGGCGGCAAGATGGCGAAGAAGGTGCTCGACGTGTGTGGAGAGGTCGCGCCGGTGCACGTCGACGTCATCGGTGTGGGCGCGTCGACCATGGACCACCTCAGCGCCTTCATCGGCCGCCGCGCGGTGGCGGTGAACTTCGCCATGAAGAGCCCCGAGAAGGACCAGACCGGGAACCTGAAGTTCGTCAACGTCCGGGCTGCCGGGTGGTGGCGGATGCGCGAGGCCCTGGCCCCGGAGCGGATCCCGCACGTGGCCTTGCCTCCCGACACCCGGCTGGCCGCGGACCTGTGCGCGCCGCGCTACGCGCTCACCGCCCGCGGCATCCAGGTGGAGGACAAGGACGACATCCGCAAGCGCCTCGGGCGATCGCCGGATCGGGGGGACGCGGTGGTGCTCGCGGCGTTCCGGACGCCGCTGATTGTGGAGAGAGGCGAGGACCGGGGTGA